TCTTGCAACGGAAACATCTCTGGTTCTAAGTAACCAGGTATTACCGCATCATAGAAGTTGCCATCTACTAGCGTAGGATTCTTAAACATTGCATAGATGCTGTGCATCCAAGCGTAAGACTCAAAGACTTTGTACTGGCTAAAGACTCCACCGTATCCAACGCCGAACTCAACACTCATATATTCTGGATAAGCATCTGCGATAGGCTTCTGTGAAGCACCACCGATCAGGCAGATAAAGTCTTTCTTCTGCAGGCGCTTGCCTAGTTGGATGATGGCGTTACTATTAAAGATCTGCCAGTGCGGTAACAAATTATCAAAGGCAGCTTCGGTGTAGTGCTTACCATCGAGTGCTTCGTCCTGCTGTTCTTTAGTGATGCAGGTGATGAGTTCATCAACCGGCGCTTCGTTATCTTCTCCAGCATAGAGATAGACCGTATGGCCTAAACTCTTCATCATTATACAAAAGCGTCTTACCTTTTCGGTATAGGCGCAGTTGACGTAATCTTTAGTTGTTTGTGTATGGGGCAGGCTTATTACGTGAAATCTCATCTTGACAGTATAGCAGATGTATGCTAAAGGATAGCAGTGATTTCATCTCCAGATAAGCCTAGCGCTTGGAGTTTTGCCATAGCAGATAGCTTGGCATCAGCCTTAGCCTGCTCTGCCGCTTCACGCTCTTGACGCTCAATCTCAGCAGCTTGTGCATCTACTGCACGTTGCTCGATCTCTTCAGGTGTAAGGTCAACATAGGTCTGTGTTCCCTTTGCTACATCTACAACAAGTTTCTTATCAGCCATTGTTTATTGCCTTCCAGTCTGTAGTCTCTTCATCCCAAGCGTACATAACTCCATCTGTTGGGTATGGCACTGGTGGTTGCCATTGTGCGTTCTCATCCAAAGTCCACGATGGGAATGGCTGAGGTGCGTGGAACCAGTCATTGACTGGGTCATAGTGGAAACCAATTCCTGCATAATTTTTTCTTATGGTCCCGTTGTAACTGGTCTTTACCCAGGTACCACCGAGTGAGTTCATAAAGGCTTCGCCTTCATCTGGCTCGCTGTTATCGCCTACGAGTACACGTAGTACGATGTTGTTCTCATCAATCTCTGCCCAATGTGACATTCTATTTCTCCTTATGCTGCTGGGTATCTAATAATAACAATTCCTGAACCGCCTGCGCCACCAAAATCATTTTGATCTCCGCCACCACCGCCGCCGCCAGTATTTACAGTTCCAGCAGACCCATTTGTTGTATTGGAACCATTACCACCACCACCTGCACCACCTGTGCCAGCAGTTCCTTCAGTACCGTTAAAACCTGCTCCTGCTCCACCGCCACCTGCACGAGTGACTGCTGTTCCAGTTATGGATGAACTTAATCCAGCGCCACCATTGCCAGCAAGAGCAATAGAACCATTGTTGCTGCCGTTGGCTCCAACTGCACCAGCACCGCCACCGCCACCGCCGCCTTTCCAACCATTTCCTGAACTTAAGCCACCGTTGTTACCTTGACCCGTTGAGCCAGTTCCAATAGGTGTATTAGTGCTATTGGTTGAAGGATTAAAACCGCCAACACCACCGCCGGAACCTCCATTTGTTGGTCCAACTGATAGTTGTTGCGGGTTACCTGCACCACCACCACCGCCACCTGTTGCGGTAATAGTAGAAAAAATTGAATCAGATCCGTTTTGTGGAACTTGTGTTGCAGGCATACCTGCTGCGCCTGCACCAACAGTTATTGGATAGTTGGTAAGTGGTAAAACACCAAGCCCCGAACCAGCCCTGTAACCACCTGCACCGCCACCACCACCGTATGAGGCACCACCGCCACCACCACCTGCAATTACAAGGTAATCACAAGAAAGCGCAGCCTGCGGAGTAAAGGTTCCTGATGAGGTAAATGTATGAATCCAGTAAGTGCCATCATAGTCAATGATGTTGCCACCGCTAGCCTTTGGCGCAATGGCAGGTGTAGTACCTACTGCTGCTATGCCATAGAGCGAGAAGGTTGAGCCTGCAAGGAAAGAATTGTTTTCACCAGAATCTCCCTTGTCAATAGAGACTGAAGTAATTGCACTCGTTCCAGTCCATAATCTTGCAGTGATTGCCATATATGCTGCTGTTGCATTGTTCTCAGTTACAGCATCAACAGAGCAAGATTTTGCAGTTGATGAAGTATAGTTTGGAATGTATACTTCAGCATTATTAAAAGTGTTTGCTGTTGCAGTATTACCATCTACAAGAACTCCATAGTTATATCCACTGCGACTTGATGCAGCAGATCCATCAGCAATTAATTGTCTAGCAGAATAGTTACCAACTGTTGTATCACCATTAAAAAATACTCCATAGTCTTCTGCGATAAAACTTGTACGACTATTTCTTGCAGATATAACAACCTTCAAATCGGTATAACCCGTTTGTGGGATGTTGGCAAATGTGACTGAAGCAGCTGATGCGTTAAGTTCGGTACGCTCGATCAGGATATAATTTTCTGGCATTTATTTCTCCTTATTTCGCATATCGAACTATGACTACGCCTGAGCCGCCTGCGCCGCCGTTTTGTGTTGAACCATTAAATCCACCACCACCACCACCTGATCCTGTATTAACCTGACCCGCTGTAGCAGTTGCAGAGACACTTCCGTTACCACCACCACCAGTACCACCAGTACCTGCAGTAGTTCCACGATTATCACCACCACCACCACCGCCTGCGGCTATGTATCCGCTAACTCCTAAAGTTGTAGCAGACAACCAAGATGAATACGTGGATGAACCAATACCGCCATTGCTTGCTGCACTAGATGTTGCTGAAGTTCCAGTTGCGCCAAAACCGCCACCACCACCACCTGCTGCTTTAACTGAAGGAACTACAGCACCACTACCACCATTATTACCTTGGCCAAATGTACCAATTCCACCAGAATCGTTGTTATACCCACCACCACCGCCTGAGCCACCAATGCCACCAGCAGTTGAAGTTCCATTAAATGCACCACCAAGACCACCACCGACAGATGCGGTTAGTGCGGCAAATTGTGAATTTACGCCTTGCGTTGCTGCTGATGTTGTTGCACCAGTACCACCTGCACCTACTGTAATATTATATGAAGTAGCAGTTAAAGATTGGCTTGCGTAATAAGTAAGACCACCAGCTCCACCACCGCCGCCATCTAATGACCCACCACCGCCACCGCCTGCGACAACTAGCACGTCACAAGTTAATGATTGCTTAGGAATAAAGGCACCTGATGCACCGAAGGTGTGATACCAATACTGTGAATCTTCTGTGATGATACCGCCAGTTGCTTTGGCAGCGCCTTGGTCAGCGTTAGCAATTCCATATAGTGAGAATGTGGAGCCGACTGCAAAGTTTATTCCACCTTCAAGATCAAGTGTCAAAGAAGTAATCGCAGCAGTTGAACGCCATAATCCTACTTCAGCATTGACTTCTGCTGCCGTTTCATTGCCTCGTGACAATACAGTTTTATTTGTAGTTGTATTTGAGTAATTCATTATGTGCGTAATTACGGTATCAAAATTAGTACTGCCAATAGTTCCAATTAAAATTGCACCATAAGTAGCATTTGAAACACGTGATGATGTTGCAGTACTTCCATTTCCAGTCAACTTTGTTGCTGAATAAATTGATGTACCTCTGTCGCCATTAAAACTTAATTGCAAGCGATATTGTGCGCCTGTATTATTTTTAGCAGATGTTACCAATACCAAATCCGTGTAACCACTAATACCAGATAGACTAAGGGTGACTGAAGATGTGGCAGTGCCAACAGTTGTTCTGAGTAATTCTGTATATGTATTTGGCATTTACTTCACCCCGTAAAGTGTGAATTGGCTAACAGAAGTCCAGTTTCCAGCGCCAGCAAGTAAGGTAATTGAATTAACGGCAACAGTTGAGCGCCAAGAACCTGAAGATAAAAGAACTTGACCCGACCCATTTGCATCAAAACCTGAAAGACTCCTAGAAGTCTTAAACTTGTTTGTATCTTGATAGTCTAAAACATCAATAATTGTCACTCCGTAGATTGAGGCCGAAAGGGTTGCACCAGCCATTTGGCCGCCTTCGATGTAAGTAGTGTTAGCCGTACCTGTAGCAGTACCAGATCCAGAACCTACGCCAATAAGATTATGGGTTGAATAGTTGCTAGCGCTATCACTATTAAATCGCATTGCTAATTGGACGTTAGATCCTGCATAATCTGATCTACCAATAGCACGAATTTGTAAGTGCTTATAGGTGTTTGGAATACCAGCAAAAGTTATAGTTCCTGTTGAACCGCTAGGCGTAACGGTAGCCAAAGAATCAAATGCACCGTCAGGTTCCCAAGGGTTCCAAACGGTATTGCCTGCCAACATATCGTAGTAACGGGTCAGTGACTTAAAGCCACCGGCGTTACTAAATTTGTAAATCTGGTTGTTGTTTGCCACTTAGGAAATCTCCACTCCTGAGATGTGGAAGTTAATGGTAGTAGCTGAGGCACCACCAGTAATAGTTTGTGTTGTAGCAATTACCTGCTTGAGTGGGATAACAGTTGAGTCATAAGCACCGACTGTTACCGTCTCAGCAATCTTAGTTCCATTAAGGGCCATAGTAAATGAGCCTGCGGTGCCTGCCGTATTGGTCACAACAATATCTGTAACAACAGTTGTTGTTGCAGACGGAACCGTATAAAGGGTTGTTGTTGTGGTAGTCGTTGCAGCGCCTCGAAAGAGCGCCTTAGATGTTTGTGGCATTGTTATCTCCTAGTATGCGCCCATTATTACCATTGTAAAATCTGATGGGCCTGTAGCCCCTGTAACTCCTGTTGCTCCTACAGGTCCTGTTGAACCTGTAGCTCCAACGGGTCCTGTTGCACCTTGGGGGCCTGTGGCACCCGCAGGGCCTGTTGCCCCTGTAGCACCTACGGCACCTGCAGGGCCTGTGGCTCCTACGGGTCCTGTTGCACCTACAGGTCCTGTAGCACCTACGGGTCCTGTTGGACCTGTAACGCCATCAACGCCCGCAGGTCCTGTTGCACCTGTTGCACCAATCGGTCCTGTTGCACCAATCGGTCCTGTAACGCCAACATCACCTTGAATACCTTGGATGCCTTGAGGTCCTGTAGCACCCGTTGCACCTGCAGGTCCTGTTGCTCCAACATCGCCTTGAATACCTTGTGGACCTGTTGCACCTACTGCGCCTGTTGCACCAACAACGCCCGTGGCACCGACTGCGCCCGTTGCACCTGTATCACCTTGGATGCCTTGAGGCCCTGTCGCGCCAATTGGCCCTGTTGGTCCTACATCACCTGTTACACCTTGTGGTCCTGTGGCTCCTGTGGCACCTACAGGTCCTGTTGCACCGATTGGACCCGTTGGGCCTGTGTCACCTGTCGCGCCAATTGGTCCTGTTGCTCCTACGGGTCCTGTTGCTCCTGTTGGGCCAACAATTCCTGCAGAAACAATTGCAACAATTACAGATTGATTGTTTGCAAGGTTAGTTGTGCCTGTACCGCCTGATGAAATAAGCGTGACGGGAACTTCAACATACCCAACCTGCAAAGTTGGTGTTGCCGATACTGTGAACTTTTGAAAATTGTTTGATAATGCTTGATCTTGAATAATAATTACATCATCTACTTTGATCAATGCAAGAAAAATATCAACATCAACGTTATCTGCATTGATGTGACTTATATTGATTTGTGTAGCAGAAATTTGAGTTGCATTGTTCCAAATTATATGTGTGTTGCCAGGGTCACCCGTTGTAATTGTGGTTTTTGCTTTGTAGTCATAATAGTTAGCAGAGCCACCATCGGCACCCGTTGCACCCGTAGCTCCTGTTGCACCTACAGGCCCTGTTGCACCTGTGGCACCAATAGGACCTGTTGGACCTGTAACGCCCGTTGGTCCTACATCGCCTGTAACGCCTTGTGGTCCTGTAGCACCTGTAGCACCGATTGGACCTGTAGCACCAACAGGACCTGTAGCACCTGTAGGGCCTGCAACTGTTGAATCAGCACCTGTTGCACCTGTTGCGCCAACAGGACCTGTGGCACCCGTTGGTCCTACATCTCCTGTTACACCTTGTGGGCCTGTTGCTCCTACGGGTCCTGTTGCTCCAACATTACCTTGAGGCCCTGTAGCACCTGTTGGGCCTTCAACGCCCTGAACACCTTGTATGCCTTGAATACCTTGTGGGCCTGTTGGACCTGTAATACCAATTGGACCTGTTACACCCGTTGCACCTGTTGGGCCTACAACACCTGTGGCACCTGTTGGACCTGTGGCACCAATCGGACCTGTAACACCTGTTTGGCCAATTGCACCCGTTGCACCAACGGGTCCTGTAGGTCCTGTTGGGCCTGCAACACCCTGTGGGCCTTGCAGGTTTGAAATAATTACTTCAGCAGGTGAGGCAATTTCAGCAATAACATCTGTTGTGCTTGAGGATACATAAACAATTGAACTCATCGAGTCACCTCAGGTGAAATGTTAAGTTCACCCTGCACCAAGCGTGTAACTGTTGCATTGCTCGCAATTAACTCAAGATCATAAACATAAGTACCGGCAGGCAATAATGCAGTCTGTGTGGCAGTCTGATCAAGGCTGATTGTACCTAGCGCACCGCCAAGAGTGATGCCGCCGTTGGCAGTTGTAAGTGAAAGGATAACTTCAGTATCTTCAACATCAACGCGAGCTGCAAGGCGTGCAGTGTAACCCGTAAGGTTTACTGCAACATTGTTAATTTTCCAAGTCAAAAGAAGGTTAAACGTTGCCCCTTGTTCAATCGTAAAATCTAGCGTGCCTGCTGCCATTTATTAACTCCAAAACTAGGGGTGGATTACTTTGAGCCTTTTCCAAATTCTTTTGCGTTAGGGTCAAGCGCCTTGAGAATAGGGCCAGCAAAAGCGGCAATAAAGGCATACCCCAATTTTTTAACATCTGTTTCGCCTGCAAGATACAAGGCAAGAACTGCTGCAACTGCTGCGCGGCCATAGGTTACTAAAACTGCTTTAATTTTCACTGTATCCATTTTTCAGCCTTTCAAACTCTTTATCAGCGCCACGGCTTTTGCCGGGGTAATGTTAATTTCTATGTGCATCCAATCAGGCTTTGCAGTTTTGTATGTGCCGCCCGATCTCAACCCATACTTCTTGCAGATGTCAAGTATAGCCTTTTGTTGTTCTTTTGTAAGGTTTCCATCTTTGTCACCTTGAGGATGACGTGAAGGCCAAACATCAACTGCAGTACCGCTTGCGTGGTTAGAAAGGGTGCCATTGCCACCGCGAACATCACGGAAGGCATAACCCTGAACTTCACCTGATTCTAACTTTTCAACCTTTTTGTGCCACTCTTTAAGAGCGCCGACAAGTAGCGGGGCAACTGCTGCTGCACATCGAACGCGTACAGGCTTGAGGCCGCTAACTACTGTAAAAATCCCAATGCCAATTTCTGATTGAACAGGGCTTGCAGGCCAACCGTTTGAAGATTTCATTTTTCCCCTATTTGTTTTTGAGTAAATCTAAAACTACTGCCATTTGGGTTTCAAGGCGGTTGATTGAATCTCTCATTGAACTGCCTGAATTGGGCTTGAGTTCATAAAGGTAATGCTTAACCAACCATCTTACTGCCCCTGCAAATGCGCTTACAATTGCAATGATGGATACGATCAGCCCTGCCCAGTTTGCCGGTGTCATTTTTGCGCGGTTTCCCGTTCTTAGTCAGTGGTGGATTGTGCTACTTGTGCCTTTAAGATTGCGTTTTCTTGAGCTAATACGCCGATTGTTTCACGCATATTCTTCAAGACTTCTTGAATGTCAACTTCTTTGTCCATTATTCCCCCTTGAGTATTGCAATTTCCTTATACAAATCTTGAATGAGCGCCAACATTCC